TTTGCAACCGAAAGGCAATGTCTGATGTCGCCACAAAAGAACCACACGTTGGCTCTTATTCCGTAGGGTATGGAATAAACGGAAATGATACAAACGCCCCGATGTATACAGGCCGAAGATTTAAGGCGTCCGGTGGGCATTCGTTGTTTTATTTATTTTCTACTGCTGGGGCGTCTCTTTCGGCCCATAATCACGTCATTTCATGTCGCGTTAGCTCCAACAGCGGGTTTATGCTTCAGAATAATTTTTTGGGTAGTACACCCAACCAAACCGTCAGCATGACAATGGTTTATGGAGGAGTGGCTGCGTATTCTGCCAGCTTTGCCGCTTCCGGTATAAACCAAAGACCCTATTCTTTAGGTTTTGCTGGAACAATAAGCAGCAATTATGATTATTTTTCAGACGGAAAATTTAATCGAAACATTACCGTGGGGTCTATAAACGCAAACACACAGGAAATTGCTTTGTGCGGAGACCCTGTTTTTAACAGAGGCTCTCAGGGAAACTACCATGCCCTGTACTATTGGGAGCGCAGGCTCACGTCTGAAGATATGGCCTCGTTAGACGCCAACCCTTATCAATTTCTGATCCCCGCCTGATATGCGCCCTAGTCGAATATTCTTACCTTCTGGCGCCGGCATCACATATACGCTATCTCTTGATGTTGGAGCATGGTCAGTTTCAGGAGGCGCGTTAAACACACTTACCTCTCGGTTGCTATCTTTGTCTAGCGGGGCTTACTCTGTTACAGGAGGTGAGCTTAACTCCCTAGCTAACCGAGCTTTGTCGTTGAATGTTGGCGGGTTTACCTTATCAGGCGGTAGTTTAGATTTAGTTACAGCCAGAAGGCTTAGCTTAGAATCTGCTACTTATTCGATAAATGGCGGAGACTTAAACCTAGTATACTCTCCCGGTTTAGGGGCGTATGTACTAGACCTAGACAGCGGCTCTTTTACATTAAGTGGTGGCTCTCTAAACCTGCTAAACAGTAGGTTGCTTGAGCTAGGTGCTGGCTCTTTCGGTGTTAGTGGTGGCGATCTTGATCTAGTTTACGGCTACGTGCTAGACCTAGAGTCTGGGACATTCTTGCTTACAGGCCAAGAGCTAAACTTCGACTACAACCGAGCTATAACATTACAGCAAGGTGATATTATTATAACTGGCGGGTCTTTGCAGATTCGTCCATCTAATGATATCTCCTCCACTATAATTATGGCTAGTCAGGTTGGAGAAGAGTCAGTAGACGTAACACAACTAATCCCGGGTGAGCTTGGCCTTAACTTGACTACAGGTAAGATGTGGACAGTTGATCAGTCTTACAACCTTGTGACTGTAGGGGGTTTGTACGATGGACTAGCTCTCCCTAAGTCTGACCCTCAGACTCTTGGAGCTTTCTGGAACGATGACGGTATATTAAAAGTGAGTGAAGGTTAATGGCACAGTCTGGAAGTTACACACCTATAAGCCTATACCACAGTGAAACACCTTCTGCTGTTCCTGCTGTCGGTGATCTAGAGGTAGGTGAGATTGCAATCAATATTGCTGATCGCAAAGTTTATACTAAGAATACTGCTGAAGAACTGGTGGAGATTACTAATGGGACTAATCACACTCACGTAGCAGGAGCTATTACAGATTTTTCTGATGCTGTGTTGTCCGTTATTAACGAGAACATTATACAAGCTAACAGGCCCACTATTACTACCCAGACAGGAACTAGCTATACTCTTACAGCGGAAGACGAAACCAGCATTATACGGTTTACTAACGGTTCGGCTGTCACGGTAACTGTGCCTACTGACGCTGCTGCTAGCTTACCTGATGGGTATATTGTACATCTCCACCAAGCAGGGGCTGGTCAAGTTACAGTTGCAGGAGCTAGCGGAGTAACAGTGAACTCTTCGTCTACTTTATCAGCTAGGGCGCAGTACGCAGCACTATCGCTCTTCAAGCTAGGAACAAATGATTGGGTACTGGTAGGTGATCAACAGTGAGTTGGGGTACTTTTGTACATAACGTAGCTAGATCACCTTTCCCTTGCGGAGCTTTTGACATTTCACTTGCTCAGTTTGAGAATTACTGGTACTTAGACGACCCTAACAGATACCCTACAGTCCCGGCTACATTCTATAATCCTACAGGTACAGGGTTAGATATATCTCCTTCTGCTGGGGTTGGTATGGTGTGGAATAGCGGTAGCTTGCACGACGCTATAAACATAAACACTCTTGATCTTGGGGCGTTTGAGTTATGCACTGACCGCTTGCTATATGATCATTTTTATATTTCCGAAAGGATGGAGCTTACAGGCTACAGTCCTACAGAAGACATACGAGGGTTTTGGCACACAACGGTTTTAGTAGAAGGTGTAACTTCCACAGCAGCATACGTTGTTGATTTAAATCAAAGTTGGTTTGTTAGTAGTAATTTTGGCGGATTTAACACAGCGCTTAATCCTCGCGTAACTGTGAATGTAGATTACGTCAACCGTAGAGTAACCTTTACTGGCTCTTTTCAAGGAGGAAACCCATCTGTAGTCGTACCTTTATCAAACGACAGCAAAGTTCATGTTATTACTTTATTTTTTCCACAAGCCCAGTTTGAATTTATAGGCAATAATGATTCAGGATTCCCTGAATATAGAATGGATATAAACTACCTGTGCTATGTAGATGATCAACCAGTAGGTAATTTTACTCATTCTTCTGGCGTATATACGCCTAACGTAGCTGTCCCCCCTTCTTTTGTCTCTAACATCTACTGGTATGCTTTCAGAGGAGGAAATGCTACATGGTTAGGGTTAGGTATTGACTCTAATGTAAACCGTCATAACGATGTTTGGGAGTCTATATTCGACAATACTAGGGATGTTGATTTACCAGTTAAAGAAGATATGAAATTAATTGCTACAGGGTTTGTAGCAGGAGGAGCTTTTCCATCCCCGGGTAGCCAAACAGTCCCTTTGACCAACTTAGCAAGTGTGCCTGATGGGTACACAGTTGTAGCGGTTACTCCTTCACGAGAAGCGATCAGTTTCAACGCTCACAACTACACATCTATGACATTGAACGGAGATGCCACTGTCAAGCTAGGAACTACGCAGGTTATAAACGGAGGAATCCCGGGCGGCATTAATTGGCGGCATCTGTATAACTGGTTTGTTATAGAAGACTATGTGGAAACCAGCCCAATCACTACGGCTAATGTGGTTTACTCCTCGCCTTCTACGTTCAGTTCTGGCGGTATACCTATAATGGTTTTTGCCATACCTCCTGCCCCTACAGGATACAGCACTACCTATGACGCTGCTAGTATTGGAGGAGATACTAGGTTTGTGGAAAGTACAACGAAGAATCTTGGCGGCGCTGACCTTGTTTATCAGATTGCTCTAGCTAATTCAACTGACAGTTCATTGTCTTCTGGTGGTGGTTTTACAGCTAACACAAACCCAGAATATATAATAGACACTGACTTTGTATTAGGAGGAGGTGGTGATACGAGTACGTGGTTCTATGCACTGTATGAAGGTATCAATGCCAACACTAATGTTACAATTTCAATACCGGGATCGAACACAGGTGCTGGCGTAGTGTCTTTAAAAGTTACGTATGAACCGATATAAAGCTAGGTTATTTATATGACAACTATTAAACTTAAACGATCATTCAGCACTGGCGCTGTACCTACTACAGACGACCTAGTGGAAGGTGAAGTAGCTATGAATGTAGCTGATGGTAAGATATGGAGTAGAGACAACAGCGATAATATTGTCTTGCTTGGTGGCTTACAAGACGGGTCTACTTTACCTACTAGCGATCCCGCTATTGTTGGTGCGTTATGGAATGACAATGGAACAGTGAGAATTAGTGATGGTTAATTTCAGCAACCTAACCCCTGAACAGATAGCTGCTGCTAGATTAGCACTTGAAAACGATAGTGCTGTTCAGAGCGCTTTAAACGGTTTAACTAGCTATGAAGGACAGATGCTGATAGGTGGTAGGAATAATAACATCTACTACAACCCAGCACCAAAACCAATAGCCGATCTATCTACAAGGGCTGTTAATCGTTCTGGTGGTGATGAAGTAGCTTTACAAAACTTACTAGATAGCGTTGCAGAACTCAATGCTAACACCCCTGATATACTAAGAGGTTCTGAGGCAGAACAAGAGTATAACGCAGCAGTTAATGATCTAATAGCAAACTCAGGTGTCAACACTACCGTAGTAGATGATGGAAAAACTTACCAACTCAATGTAGGTGGGTTGACAGATGCTTTCCAAGCTCCCCGTACTAATGCTGCTGGTCAATTTGGAACTACTGATCAATCGGCTAACTTCGGTGACGCTGTTCGGGTAGCTGCTACAACGGCTATAAGCTCGGGTCTTGCTGGGGCTGCTCTCCCTACTCTTACAGGAGCGTTAGGGGCTACGGCAGGAGGGGCTACAGCAGGGGTTGGTTCGGCAGCAATCAACTCTGCTTTAAACGGTCAAGGTGGTTTGAGTGGTAGCGAAATACTAACGTCTGGTGTTATTGGCGCTTTACCGGGAGGTCTGTACGATGTGCTTAGTCAAGAGTGGGCTACTCCGTTAGTAGATGCTGTAGGTAATATGTTACCAGCACCCGGGCTACAAGTTCCCGGTGGACTCAACCCTAACGTGATTATGAACTTAGCCTCTAACGCACAAAGGTATTCTGAGGCTGGCTTAGGTGGAGGTGGGAATATTCCCTGGCTTATCTCTGTCTTAGGGGATATAGAGTCGGGATTAGGTGGTGTTGGTTCTAGTCCAGATTTCATGGTGACTGACCCCGGTGGTGGCTTACCTGCTACAGAAGAAGATGGTGGTGGGGGTGGTGGACAAACTTCTAGCAGCGATACTTCTACCCCTGTAGAATCCGCACCTCCTCCCGCTGACGATGGGTTGCTAGATGACCAGATAGATGAAAACGATTTCCCTAACATGATCTTGGGAGAGTATATCGGTAACGGTCAGATGCGGAGTACGCTTGATGGGTCTATCATGCCAGCACCCCCGGGTAACTGGCAAGTAGGTCAACAGATACCAGAACACGGTGCTGAAGGTTTGGAAGCTGATAATGTAAACGATCTTACAGAAGAAGGTCAGCTAGGTACACTGATCAATCCTAACGCTGTATGGGGTTGGGATGACCCTACAATAGACCCACGTACAGGTGAGCGATATGTAGACCATTCTACCCCTGACAATCTGGGTGGACTAACTACGGGAGGTGTTACTGTAAACAATGGCGGGACTAACGGCACTGGCACTGGAACTGTCGGAAATGGAACAGGAACTAACGGCACAGGTAACGGAAGCAATGGCGAAGGAAATGGAGAGAATGGTGGTTCAGATACCCCAATATCCGATCAGCTCTTTGGGAGCGATTCAGACTTCGGAGACTTGTTCCCGTACACAACGATTGCGCCAAGCCAAGCGGCAAGGCTAGGTGGGATGATGGACTATGTAGCAGCCCTGAGAGGTAGGAAATAATGAACTATTTAGATATTGTCAATAACGTACTTCGCAGGCTGCGTGAAGACCCTGTTTCATCTTTGTATGAGAATCAACAATCTACTGTCGTAGCAGCCCTTGTAAACGATGCTAAGCGCACTGTAGAGAACTCACACGATTGGTCTTCTCTCCGAACAGACATCACTATAGGTACTGCTAACGGAGTGTCCAGCTATTCTCTAACAGGTAGTGGTAATAATGCTACAATCCTAGATGTGCGAGACACTACAAACCATGCTATGCTACGTCAAGTTAGTGCTGCGTATATCCGTAGACAAGAACTTATTCAAGATAATCCCGGCCTTACTCGCCCTACCTATTACGCTTTTGATGGGATTGACGCTAGCGGTGACAGCATACTTAAGCTCCACCCTACCCCTGATGCTCTGTATCAGATCAAAGTGCATTGTATTCAACGTCAAGCTGATCTTGAGGCAGAAGGTGATAAGCTTAACATTCCATACCAACCAGTGATGCTTTTAGCTCACGCTATGGCTGCTCAAGAGCGGGGAGATGTAAGCTCCTCAGACATACAAGCTCTATACACTATTGCTATGAAGTCTCTTGGAGAGTATGTAATGCTAGACGCTGGTAAGAATCCTGAAGAGATGATCTGGTATCCAGTATGAAGCAAGCTAATATACAGGTAAGTAGCCCCGGGTTTCTTGGTCTTAACTCTGAGCAATCTCCTGTATCTCTTCCTGAAGGTTGGGCATCTATAGCTGATAACGCTATTATTGACAACAACGGTAGGATTGGGTGCAGGAAAGGGTATCGTATTTTAACGTCTGACAACTCAGACTTAGGTAGTGTTAAGATAACTAACATACATGAGGCTAACTACGTTGACGGAACTACGCTGCGCTTTGCTACAGGTAATAGCAAGTTTTTTACTTTTGATACTAGCGGAACGCTTACAGAGATTACAGCAGGGACTCCTTCTAACAACGACTGGCAAATAGTAACGCTTAATGATGATACTCTGTTCTTTCAGTCTGGTGAAGAGGCTAGGGTATATGACAAGAGTGCTGGAACATTCACAGTAATCTCTAGTCACACAGACTACTTAACCTCTGCACCACAAGCTGATTGTGCTGTAGCTGCATACGGTAGGGTTTGGGCTGCTGGTGTGTCTGGCACTAGGTCTGTGCTGCATTGGTCAGACTTGTTACTGGGTGCTAAGTTTTCAGGTGGGACATCTGGCTCACTAGACCTAACTAACCTCTGGCCTACAGGGAATGATCAGATCACAGCTATTGCTGCTCACAACCAGAAGCTTATTGTGTTTGGTCGAAACAACATCCTTATCTTCGGCTCTAGTGCTAGTGATGGTAAGCTTGCAGACCCTACTAACGACTTGTTTATTGAGGACAGTATTGTAGACATTGGGTGTGTAGGTAAACATGCTTGGGCTGTAGTAGGTAGTGACTTGTGGTTTATCGACTACTCAGGTTTACGTTCTCTAGGTCGTACAATCCAAGAGAAAAGCCTACCTATCGGAGAGTTGAGCAAGAACGTAGCTACACAGTTTCGTAACCAAGCTCGTACTGTAGGTGATTCTGCTAGACTGTTCTATAGCCCAGAAGAAGCGTTTGTTCTAGCTATCTTTGAATCACAGCCTATTACGTGGTGCTTTGATACTAAGCTTAAGCTTGAAGATGGTAGCGCACGAACTACTGCTTGGACAGGACTAGACTTTGCTTGCTTTGCAAGGTCAGTTGATGGGACTATCTGGATGGGGAATAACGATGGAATTAATCAATACCGTGGGTATGTGGATGCTGCCGCCTCTAACGGCACTGGTGGTACTAAGTATCGTTTTCGTTATTATATGCATCCGCAGACTTTTGGACAACCTGCGAACCTTAAAATTCCGAAAGAAGTAGATATGACTATTGGTGGTGGTTTAGGGCAGAGAGCTGTATGTTATTGGGGTTTCAGTTACAAGTATCTATTCAAGTCACAACCATTCGTTCTTAACTCTGAGATACCAGACTTTTATGGTATAGACGAATACAACATAACTGACGAAGCTGACCCTACAGAGTATGGCTCTGGCTCTACAATCGGAGAGTACAGCATACCTCTCAGTGGGTCAGGTACTAGCGTTGTTATTGGCCTTGAGGCCGATGTACTTGGGCAAGCACTTAGCTTGCAGGAAATCAATTTACAAACTAAAATAGGAAGGATGGTCTAATGGCTGACTACTCAAAATCTACAGACTTTGCATCGAAAGATGGGCTTGTCAGCGGCAACCCTCTTAAGATTGTAAAAGGTGTTGAAATCGACACAGAATTTAACGCTATCGAAACTGCTATTGCTACTAAGGCAGATATTCATAACGAGACACACACTGGCGATCATACATTTACAGGTAATGTGGCTATTACTGGTACTTTGACAGCAGGGCTTATTGACGGAGGTACGTTTTAATGGCTACTAACTGGACAAGTCTTGCGGTTACTGGTGCTGGATTGTGGGATCAGCTAGACCGCTATGACGATCTTAACAAATACACTCAGGAGGAGTTGGGTAATCTCTCTAACCAAGCTGTAGAAGGTAGTAGGTTCACTCCTTTTGGTGTAGCTGGTTATGGTGGTGGAGCCACTGTAGGGGCTGGGGGTAATGTTAATGTTAACCTAGACCCTTCTATGCAAGCTCAATCGGAGATGCTTACTGGTCAGGCTAACCAATTCTTTCAAGATGCTTCTATGGATCAAGGTGGAAGACAGCAAAGCATTTATGATGCTATCCGTCAGATGCAAATGCCAGAAGAAGAACGCGCTATGATGGGGCTAGAGTCTAGGGCTTTTGCTCAAGGTAGGTTGGGTGTCCAATCTGACTTGTACGGGGGTGGTAGCCCTGAGATGCTAGCTATGCAGAAGGCTATTGGTGAGAACCGTAACGCTGCTTCTGTATCTGCTATTGAGCAAGCCAGAGCGCAACAGATGCAAGATGCTAACATTGGTACTCAGTTCCAAAGCAATGCTTACATGCCTCAGGCGCAGACTATGAACCTGCTCAATCAAGGGTTTCAAGGAGCGCAGCTTAATCAAGCTGGTCAGTTGGGTGGACTTAATCTGGCTACTCAGCTTGGGCTTGGTGGTGTACAGACTCAAGTTAACTCTGAGAAGATTAGGGCAGAACTTATGTCTAAGTTATTCGGGACTATTGGTAACAGCTTTAACGATACCACATCTGACCCTCTTGGCGATTTGTTTCGTAGACTTTTTTAAGGTGACATACAATGCTTAACGCAGGATTTGGAATACAACAACTTAACCAAGCATGGGCTACCCCTGCTCGTCTGTCTCAAGGGCAGCAGGGTTTGTTTGATGCGCTAGGAGAAAGTCTGAACCCCAGACCTCAGATCGACATACAAGACCCTAGCTCTGTCCGACAAGCTGCCCAACATGCTATGCAGAAAGGAGACACTGTAGAAGGTAGTCGCCTAATGCAGCAAGCTCAAGAGATTGAAACTCGGCAAGCTCAAGGTCGTATGGAGAACATTAAGAAATCTTATGCGGCTATGGAAGCTAAAGGGCCAGAAGCCCTTGCTAAGTTTGAGAAAGCTATAGCAGAGTCTGGTAATACAGATGTGCTAGCTGGGATCAAGCGGGAGAGGATGCGGGATAAGGTTTTGGAGATGCAGGTAGGTAGTGCGGAGGATGCACAGGCTGTTAAGAAGCTTGTAAACTCTTACTACGGAGCTACTACACCTCAAGGTAAGGAAGAGGCTTTGAACCAACTCCGTGAGAACGGATACGGGGAACAGGCTGTAAAGATTGAGAGGGCTGAGTCTGAGTTTGCTATGCAAGAAACTGCTGCTAAGTTTGAGATGGAGCAAAGCCTTTACGATCAAGCTAAGCTAAAGATAGATCAATCTCCTGTCTACACAGACCAGAAGGCTCACGATGCTTGGCTTAAAACTGTACCACCTCAAGTACAAGACTACGCTAACCTTCGTAGAGCTAAGTATGTAGCGACTATGGCAGAGTATACAGAGAAAGCTACCCCTGAGAAGATTGGTAGTTTGACAGATAGCATTATCGAAAAAGCAGGGTTTACTAAGGAGGAGTATGCTTCTTTGCGAGCAGGTCTTGGCCCTCTAGAAGCTAACAAGAAAGTGTATGATGCCTACTCTAAGAAGACTGCTTCCGAAGTAGCTAAGAAAGATTCCCCAGTAGCTGCTGCGGCTGTAAGTAATGCGGCTAAGTATATCGAAGAGTACATGAAAGATGCAGATGACTCGGAGATGTATGAAGGGTATGAGCGTAGGCTAGCTCAACGTACAGCGGAGATTGCAGACAAGGAAGGTATAACTAACCTAGCTACTGCTTTCGATATGGCTAAGACTGAACTGGCTACAGAGATTGCTAAAGAAGAAGCACCTAAACCTGCTGGTAGGCCCGGGAGGAATCGTAGAGACAGAGCTAAAGAGGCTGGCATAGATGCTAGGTCTACTGGTGAACAGAGAGCGCAGACGCTGCAAGATATCTCAGACGAAGACCTAGATGCAGCTATAGCTAGGCTCAGTGGTGCACGACAGTAATGGATATCACTGTAGACGATCTTACACTAGACGAGTTAGAGGCTGAGAGAAACCGTAGGCAGCTTGCTACACTAGACCAGCAAAGTGACGAGAAGCTAGTATTCAATAAGTCTGTAGATCAGACTTTAGAAGCATTGAAGGCTGAGAAGGCTAGGAGAGTGCAGGAAGCTAATAAGCCTCCACGAGAAGATACTACTGTAGTGGATGTAGTGGCTGATGTAGCAGGAGGTTTTAACCAGCTAGCTTTGGATACTGCTGATCTGGCTACAGCACCTTTGAGGCTTACAGGGAAACTTATTACTGGAGAGGATGTACGTACTCCTAGCCAAGTAATGAACAAATATGGCATAGGTGCTGATGTACGGTATGTAGACGATAAGTTAATCAGTGATGTTTTGAGCGGAGTTGGTTATGCTGGCGCTATGGCTTTAAGCTTCACGCCTATCCAGAGAGCGCCTGAGCTATTCAAGAATATAGCTGCTGACCTGTCTGGCTTTGGTTCTAGCGAGCTAACAACCGCCCAGCTATCCCTGCTTCGTACATCAAAGGCTGTGTCAGAAGCTGATAATCTTAGGTTAGGTAAAGACCCTTCAGAGTGGAACGATCAAGAGATATTCCAAGAGGCTCAGTCTTTTCTTGACAAAGGTAATATCATCTTCAATCGTGGGGTTATGGATGACTACGAAGCCCAGCTTGAAGAGATAGCTAAATTTGAAGCTAAGAAGAACCCATCACCTAACTCTGTAGTGCCTGAGATAGACGTTAAACCTACGCAAGTGGGTGGTATTGGTACTGTTATGAGGTACATGGTAGATGATTTAGGTTTACCTGCTGATAAGGTGTTAGCTGCTATCCGAAAGAAAGGTGGGCTTGAGTTCAGAAACATGGACGAGCTTATTGAGATGGATAAGCAATTCACTAAAGCGTCTGGTACTGGTAAAGGTCCGAACTGGTATGACAGAAACTTCTTACCAGTAGCTGACGTTGTGCGTAAGTATGTTGACTCTAGAGTAGGTAGTATTTTTGAAAGGGCTGTAGAGAGTAACATGCGATACTCTGATGTTATTTCTCAGAAGCATGAGAGGATGCTAGGCGTAGCTGAACTAGTAAATAAAGACGCTACGCTTAAAGGGATACTGCTAGACATACCTATCGGACAAGCAACCTTGAGAGATGCTAGAGACAGGATTATAGCGTTAGGTGGGGATGTCGGGGCTTTCAATCGGTTTATTGTAGACTCTAACAAGCTTAACACTAGAGCCAGAACCCTACTATACAAAGATTCAGACAAACTGGATGATCTGGTCTATTTGCATACAGAGAAGCGGTCTAGAAAAACAGGAGACATCTCTGAGTATATTGGTACTAGGGGGGAGGCTAAGTCTGAAGATGTAACTGCTCTGAAAAACAGAACCCGGCCACCTAGCTCTATGATGGAACCGGGAGAGTTAGAGTTGTATGAAAATCCTTTGCTTTCTCAGATGCGTTACATGGCAGATACCGACCAGCTTATACGTCTTACAGAAGGTCTGAACCTAAGACCCTCTTTGTCTATTAAAGGTAGGACAGAGGAGTTGTTTGACGAGATACAGAAAAAGCTAGAACGAGATGGGTTTGACCCTAACAGGGCTAGGGCTGCTAAAGAGTTGATAGCTATGGCTCATACAGGTAGCCGTAAAGTACCCCCACCCGCTATACGTGCTTTTATGAGCTTAGCTTACGGTGGTACTCTGGCCCAGCTTAAGTCTGCTGTACTTAACGCGCATGACGTGTTTGTAGCTGCCTTCACGCAAGGGGGAGGGAACACTCTCCGAGGTATGTCTCGGTCTGTTATGGACGAGTTTGAGAAGAGTCTAGAGGGGCTGGGGCTTAGCTCTCAGTCGGTGGGAGAATATGTTAAGTCTGCACGTCAGACTTTAGAAGACCCTAGCGCAATGGATAAGGTTGCTGAGATGGCAGCTAGGTTTACTGACGGAGCTATGTACATCTCTGGCTTTAAAGCTATGGATAAGTTCGGTAAGGGTACTGTACTCAAGGCTGCTGTAGAGAAGATGAGGCAGTCTGCCAGAGATGGGACGCTGTATGATAACTTCGCAGATATAGCTACTCGTGACGAGCTTAAGCGGATTAGACCTTACTTACGTAAAGGGGTAGCTGCTAAAGATATGCCTCAGAATATAGCGGCTATTGTTGAAGAGTTGGCGTTTGTAGCACTGGGTAAGCAACAGCTTATATCTTACGCTGGACGACCTCTAGGCTACCTAAACAACCCCCTACTTCGGCCTGCTTATGCTATGACAGGGTTTGCTATTAAGCAACAAGCATTGCTTAGAGATATGATTGGTAAGGCTCTGAACAACGGAGACTACGCCTTAGCTGGGGCTATTGCAGGTAAGTATGTAGCTTATGCTGGGGTGG